AGCATAGCCATCAGACAGACATGATGAAAAAAACTATTGATGATATTCAAACAGCAGCAATACTTTATGTTGAAGGAGATGCTCCACTAACTCCTGACATTGAAATTGATTGGCAGAAATGTTTAGACATGCTTGAATATGAGAAGGCTAACACTATTAGATTTCACTTTGAAGCATCTATTCCTATTGAGCATGAACATCTAATGTTTGGCATTGAAGATGGCTTTATGAAAACACTTCAATGGAGTCAAAGGCCACACCTTAGTCTAACTAAATATTATAGAGAAGTAGTTCTTCCTGCTTGTGATGAGAAAACTTTTATTGAAGATAAGTTTCACGGGGTAGTCCAAGATGATGGATGGGATAAGCATAAACTTTGGATTTACCATCCAGAAGGAAGTATTAAGCGTTCATATCATCTAGATGGTCGTGCTGGAACAAGAAAATTTACATCAGATGATGATGCTTGGGGATATACAGAGTGACATTTGGAATAATTGCAAGATGTGATAATACTGGATTAGGAAATCAAACAAGGGATTTAGTTAAAATGTTAAATCCAGATAGGATTCTCCTAATTAACTCTGCAAAATTTAATAACAATAAGCAATATCCTGAGTGGTATGAAGGATATAACGTAACAATGACCAATGGCTTTCCAACCAAACAAGAGGTTGCTATATTTATGGATGGATTAAATTCTGTTTTAACCTGTGAAACTTTCTACCACCCACACTTTATTAATTTGGCCCAAAGGCGTAAGGTCAAAACCTTGATGCAGTATAACTATGAGTTTCTTGATCATCTAAATAAACCAGATATGCCTTTGCCTACCTATATGATTTCTCCTAGTTATTGGAAGGTAGATGAGACTATTGCTAAGTTTGGCAATGATACTAAGGTTGTCCATATCCCGCCACCAATTCACCTTGATGACTTTAAGTCTGTAAGAGAAAACAATATGTTGAGAGATCATAAAAGACTGTTACATATTGGTGGCAAGGCTGCTTCACAAGATAGAAACGGTACTCAAACCGTTATTGATATGCTTCGTTACTCTAAGGCTGATTACGAATTAGTAATTAGAAGTCAGAGCGAACTAAACATTAATTATAAAGACTCTAGGCTCACTGTTGAAATAGGCAATATTGATAGCCGCTCTGAAATGTATAATGGTTTTGACGCAATGGTTATGCCAAGAAGATATGCTGGTCTTTGTCTTCCAATGAATGAGGCTCTTGTGAGTGGGCTTCCAGTATTTATGACTGACATATCTCCTAACAACCAAATACTTCCAAGCGATTGGCTTGTATCATCAAGTAAGGTTAGTACCCTTATGACAAGAGTTAAACTTGATGTTTATGAAGCAGATGTTAAAGAACTTGCTAAAAAAATTGATCGCTATATTAATATTGATAAGAAGTTACAAAAAGAAAAGGCTTTAACAATTGGGTTTGAAAACTTTGACCCATCTATTCTAAAGGATCAATACCTTCAGATTCTGGAAGGATAAACTCTTCGGAGAACTTTTGCTTCAAATCTCCAAGCGTAAGAAAAGTTGCCTTCCTATCTTTTATAAATCTAATATCCGTTTTGAGTTCTTTGATCTTATAGTCTGTAAACTTTAATATGTAATAAGATAACCATAGATCATCAATAATCCAGTATTCTTCAGGGCAGTCAAAAAAGTCTTCGTTTAAAAATAGTTTGGCACTGCAGATTAGCCCACCCGTACCAGCATAGTTTCCTAGTTCTTCTTTCTCAATCTTAATTTTTCTTTTGTATCTTGAATTAACTCTGTGTGCCCAAAAAGATTTTACACAGGTCTCATCATATTGTCTGTGACATTCTTCTATAAATGTATTTGGAATTATTTCATCATCATCAATAAAGATTATTTTTTCGTATCCATCTTCTGCAAGATCTCTTGCTAATATAAATCTAGCAAATTGTTTAAAGTCATTTGCATAGTTATGTACAGAGATATCTAGGCTTCCTTTAAACTTATCTAAATACTTTAAAAGTTTTTCATTTTGACCTGAGTTATCTATAATATAAAAGTCAAAGTCTTTATCTGTTTGATTATTTATGCAGGCCAAAGTTGTGTGTAGGTTCTCAAACCTTATATACGTACACATTATTAGCGCTGTCTTTGACATATATCTCCATAGTAACATAGAAAGAGCCAGCCTAATATAGACTGGCCCTAACTATTTAAAGAATTACTTCTTCTTTGCAGGTGCCTTCTTAGCAGCCTTCTTTACAGGTGCTTTAGCAGTCTTCAAAGCCTTCTCTACCTCTTCAGCAGATGGTAGTACACCAAATGCCTTGTCATTAGGGTTGATTGCTCTAATAGCCACTGGAGCGATTGCAGCCACTAGTGCTGTCCATAGATCTTTTGGATCTGTAACTCCCGCCATATATAGTGCTAGACCTGATGCAAGTACTGAGCGACCATATGATGCTAGCATTCCTTTTAGTTGTTCTGTATTCATTTTATTCCTCCTAGGATATAATTCGTGTTAGTACTGTGAAGCCAATCCATAGACCAATAATTCCTGCGACTCCCGCAAAAACTGGTGGTGCTGGTACTGGCAATTTGAATGCTGCGAACACGACACCGCATCCAAAACCTGTTAATACTGATAGTATAACATCTTTCATTTTACATCTTCTTCCTCTTTAGGTAACAACTTTTTTAACTCTTCGTATGCTTGTGATATTTTTTTTAATGAGTTATAGTTTGGTTCCATTGATATGAGATCTCCATACTCTTTAAAGTAGTTGATTTCTGGTTCAATATCACTAACAAACTTATTAAGACCAGACTGGACCTCTTCAATATAATTAAATGCCCAGTCTCGTGAATCAGAAATAAACTTAAGGAAGTTCTCTTGATGTATCTGTTGATCCGATTTATCTTCTTTTAAATTCTTTAATGTTTTAATATATTCTTCTAGGGTAAAATTATCAACGTATAGTTTTCCTGCAAGTTTTTGTGAAGCAATAAACTTTCTTAAAGTAATAATATAAGCAAATATAAAACAAGCCATTGAAGAACCTAATATAAGTATGATTATGTTTTGTATCATTTTGCTACCTCTCTAGTAACTAAAACAATAGCGCCTTCCATTTCTAGTGCTTTTTTTAGTTGGACAACATACTGTAATGCTGCTACCTTTTCCTCATACAATAATCCAGCAAAATGTCTTTCATCTAACTTTACAGTAAGAAAGTGATCATTATCAATAAGTTGAACAGAAAAACCTTTTGGCGCTTGCACTGCGTGAAACGCTCTTTTCATTGCATCTGTATACACTTTATTTGTCCGTTGTTAAAACTTGCCATGTGTCTGCCCAGTCTGCCTTGGTTTTATGATTGTTGAACTCCCTGGATATTTTACCATCTTCAAGATACACACCACCCCAAACTCCCCATTCTTTTCCAGATACACCATTAGCAAAACATTTTCTTGCTAGTGGACACTGCATGCATAAAGCATCAACTAAAAATCTAGACTCAGATTCATCTTCATATTTATCAAAAAATATATTAGTGTCAAGGTTTTTGCATGGAGCATCGTCTTTCCATAGATGCTGCTTCATGTCTACTCCTTATACTTGCCTGGAATCTCCCAGCCATTACGAGAAGGACTAAAAGTTTTTTGAATGTACCATTCATTTTTAATACGAATACCGCTTGCATCTGTTCTGCCAAGATTTGTTTTCTTGAGTTCTAGAACATCCCAGCCAACCCATTTTAGATTGCTGTTTTTTGATACAATTTTTTCCATTGTATCTAAGTCTTTTATGATCATCTCTACCCCTTTTAGTACTTAAAGATTCCAACTTCAACATTATTAAGTTCAGCATGAGCAACAAGTTTTGAATTTGATTGCTTTGGTGTGCTTAAGAAAGCAAAGTAGTTTACGTAACTCATATTTTCTTCAACCCATGAAGTAGGTGCTTTAAAGAATTTAATCTTCTTACCACGAGCCTTCATTCCTCTTTCGGACAAGTTTGAGAACTCTGAAACAAAAGAATTAACTTTTGCTGGGCCTACTGAATAAATAATAAACTCATTATCATCTTCTCTCATGCCAGAAAGAGCAACGCTCATTGCACGAAGAAAGACTTGATAATCACTAAAATCATTTGTTCCCTGTACTGCCACTATCATTTCTATTCCCACTCCTTAAGTTATCCAATATGAATAACATCTTTTCAACATCTTTTTTTGACATATTGGTTGTGTCTACTGGCTTTGCTGATTCTGGCACTGGTGCACCATCTTCAACATTAGCAACATAAAATATATTACTAGCCACCCAATATGCTTGATCTTCTACGACCAACACTTTAATTGTACTCTTCTCTCTGCGCTTTTGCAACTGAGAAGATGTATCTTGATTCTGTGGTAACTCATAAGTAAAAAACTTTTTCATCATTTTGTGCATATCGCTTTGACGATATATGACTCTATGAGATTTTTTATATTTACTTTTTGTTACTATTCTAATTATAAACCAGGTGGCAATGATTGTCAAGCCCACGACTAGGAAATATTCCATGCTTAACCCTTTCTAAAATCAAAAGGGCTACCTTCCCAAACCTTGTTCTTTTCACGATTAACTATTGCTCTTGACCAAGAAAACCCTGCGTCTCCACCCCAAGCATCCCACATAATACGACCATTGGATGGGTTAGATGTATTATAAAAATCTTTACCTTTTTTATCTACTTCATGACGAGAGAAGAATGAGAACATTCTCTTAACAGTATCAAGAGACATTGCAGATCCGTTAACAATATCTGTTGCTCTACCCCAGCCTACAGGAGTTCCAGCACCAGTTGCCTTGCCTTCTTCTTTCCACTTAAGCGCTCTTCTTGCAGCAGCCTTCATGCCAGAAGTTGGGGTATATGTATCAGCCATTCTTCTTCACCTTGTTATGATTAACGTAGTAGTCACCAAGAACAGACTTAACTGTTCCATTCTTATTCATACGAACAATCTTTCCATCTTTAATTTGGGTTGCGTTAAATGCTCCCGCTTTTTTCTTTGGCATTATTTATTAAATCCTTTCGGATCAAACAATCCACTCCAAATACTTTTTGTTTCTTGTACTGAATCAAATTTATATGTACCGCCACGGCGCTTGTATTCTTGAACTACCCAAGAGTTTGCAACTGCTGATGGATATACATCAAACTTATCTTTTGCTGCTTGAACTACTCTTGCGTATAGTTTTGGATTTGCAGGAGAGGATCCACCGCTACGTGGCTTAATCATTGCTCCATAGTTAGGTTTCTTTGCTTTGCCAATTGATGAATCATACATTGCCATCATGGTTTCTGAGTCCATCTCTTCTGACTCTTCTGTTTTTAATGGTGGAATTTTTACCATTAGTCCCATACTACAAGCACTATAGAGTCTTGTTGCTTCCCATGTTCCATCTTCTTCTTGTTCAAATAATTGAATTAGTACCGCTGGATTTTCTGGTGTTGCCTGCAATGCGTACTCTGTACCAGTATTTCCAAGCATGCCTTCATACATAATGTGTACAACCTGACCAATGTGAAAATCTCCTTCTCCACCGTGCTC